CCGGCTGGATCTGCACGTCACGCTCGCGCACTGCCACGCAGGCCGCCAAGCCCAGCAGGCAGAGCGCCAGGCAGATCACGGTTCGGCGACGGGCAGCGGCCTGGGCAGCAAGCACAGCACGCCTGCGTTGCGCCTTGTAGACAGCCAACGAAACCACAGGCTGATCACAGCAGGGCCTCAAGGCTGATGATCTCGGCCTGGGGGAATTGCTCGTAGAACGCCCGACGTATTGCCGTTGCGCTCCAGTTCTCAGGCGTGATCCATTCCAGCGTGATTGTTTCATCGTTCTTGCGGTAGGTGATTTCGTAAAGCATGGGTCAGGAGCGGGCATCGGGGCAGGTGCTGGCTGATTCAATTATCGAGGCGATGCGACGCGCCTGCTTGGCCAGATCGGCCGTCAGCTCGCGATCCAATGGGAAGGACTCATCCCAGGCGTTATCAGCAACGGCCTGAGCGACCTGCTGCGTGGCGTCGATCAGCCCCACCAACAGCGGCAGGATTGGCTGGTTGCGGCAGCCAGAGTCGGGCAGGGTGATCAGCTGCTCAACGACGGATGGGATGGCCTGCCGTGCCGCTTGGAGAATCAAGTCAGACAGCGCGCCATCGCACTCGATGTGGTTGTGGATCGGCATGGGGGTTAGGACTCAGGCTTGCGGATTGCGAACCCACCAACCCTAGCCTTTCGGTTCCGCATTTGCACCCCTATAGTGGGGCAGTCTTCACGATCTGATTTTCGTGGCCGGCTCATGGTGGCTTGAAACGATCGGGAGAATCCCGATGCTGACGCCGGCGGAAGAGATCGAGCTAGGAACGCTGATTCAGAAAGGCCAGCAGCCGGACGCGACGCCACGGGAGAAACGAGCCGGCAGACGCGCCCGTGATCGGTTTGTGCGGGCCAATCTGCGGCTGGCGGTGAACTATGTCACCAAGCGGTGTCACCGGCTTAGCAGGCTCCACGGCGGGGTTGAGGATCTGATACAGGCCGCAAATGAGGGGCTGATCAAAGGGGTGGAGCGGTTTGATCCGGCGAGGGGCTACAGGTTCAGCACGTATGGATATTGGTGGATTCGGCAAGCGGTCAATACTTTCGCCAACACTCAACGCAGCATTGCTATTCCCGGCAGCCACAGCCAGCACCTAGGCCGGTTGGCTGAGATTGAGCGGCGCCTTGCTGGTGAGTTGAGCCGCCCTCCAACACCAGACGAAATTGCCGAAGCGTTGGGCTGCAGCGTGGCGGTATTGGAGCAAGTCATAGAGAATGGCCGCCCGATCGGCAGCCTGGATCAGGTCGTGAGCGATGATGGCCTAGAGCTGAGCGGCCTGGTTGCCACCTATGACCGCAGCATTGAGGATGAGGAGGAGCAGCGCGAGCGATGGCGGCAGGCTGAGCAGCTACGCGGACTGATAGCCCGGCTGCCGGCGTCGGATCAACGGCTGCTGTCATTGGCGTGGGGTCTTGATGGTGTGGAGCTCCCCCGCGCTGAGCTGGCCCAGCAGGAGGGGCTCAGTACCAGGGCGCTTGAGTCGAAGCTGCAGCGACTGCAGGCGTCCCTGGCGACGCACTCGGTGCAGCTGGTGTTGGTGGCGGTGTGCAGGGTGCGGCCATCACCGCGGCCGCGGCAGAAACGCAAGCGCCGCGGGTGTGTTGGTGAGCAGCTCAGTCTGGTGGTGCTCAATCAGTAAGAATCGGCGCCGACACAGTGAAGCCACGCTGAGAGTCAATGAACCGCATCAGCTGCTGCGGGCGTTCTGGTGCGAATCCCAGCTTCAGGCCGTAAGCGGTCGGCCCGATCAGCGAACCATTGACCGACCAGTTCGGGCCGAGGGTGAGCTGGTGGAAATGGCCCTGGAAGGTGTGATCAGCTCGAATCGCCTGATCGGCCCGGTGAATCCACTTGGTCAGCGGGATGGTGAGTCCACCAATGCCGCCTTGGTAGCGGCAAGCGTCGCCGTGATGGAACCTGAGCACCTTGCCCAGAACGGTCAGGTAGGTCACATTGCCGTCAGCGATCTGCCAGACGATGCGCGGCTCATTTCTGAAGTGCCGCTGCAAGCTCTGATACATCAGCCATTCGTAGCTGGTGGCGGCGCTGTTCCCCTGCATCTTGTGGGTAGTGCGGCCATGGTTGCCGTGGCTGCATGGCACGATGATCCGCTCAAAGTCGCCGTGCTCGAGCAGGTAATTCAGGCCTGCCACAATGGCCCGCTCACATTCAATCAGCTGCTGAGTGGGGCTTAGCTCCTGCGTTTGCTGAGCCTCGTCGCGGAGCCAATTGTCAATTAGGTCACCTCCAAGCCAAACCAAGGCCTCGGCAATGGTCGCGCTTGATCGCACCATATTCACCACCTTCAGGGCATTTTTGAACAGGCCCTGGGCGCGTTCGTGGAAGATTCCCACGTCGTAAGTGTTGAGTCCGTTCACCTCACCTGGCCGAACCACCGCCCCGCAGTGCCAATCGGAACACAGCAGCACCGGCACCGAGGTGGAGACAGCGGCGACCGGTGGCGGCAGTATCGCCAGATCGGTCGGGCAGTCCACAATGTCAAGCGCCGTGGAGAGCTGCTCCCGCAGTCGCTCCACTTCGCTGATCGCGCGCTCTTGGCCATCGTTGGCCGATTTGGCGGTGGCCTTCAGGCGGCGCACCTCCAGCTGCAGGGCCAACAGCTCTGCAGTCGTATCACTTCGATTCCCCTTGGGACACATGCCCGGTAAACACACAGGCCGGCGTCCGCTGGAAACTTGCAGCCACTCAATGCCGGATTCAGCAATCCACGCCCGACACGCTTTCGTGCGGCGACATTGATAGGTCCGCTCGTTCGTCATACATCAGTCTGTGGAGAACTATTAACCCATTCAGCAATCATGGCTGCACGTTCAGCACAAAACCACGCCTGGGCGGCGAACCACTCGCGCCAGTCGGTGCTTGATTTCGCCCCGTTACATCGCCCGCACGCCGGCACTAGGTTCTCTTCAACCGTCAGTCCGCCAGCAATGCGCGGCACAACATGATCCAGCGTGTCAGCAGGGCAGGTGCAATACGCGCACTGGTGATTCCATGCGGCAAAGATCCTGGCTCTAAATCTTGATTTGGTGGTGCGCTTGGGCAGTAGCTCGGTTCCATCAATCTGATGGTCAAAGGCCATTTAATAATCCCAACGGACGCGAGGCCGACCAGCCCTGATCCCTAGATGCACGAACCCTTTGGGCGCCCCATATCCGACGCTGCAGGGCCATTCCTTGTCGCACCACGCTTGCACAGCTCTGATGTCTGCGCCTTGAATGTAGAAGTCCACAGCGCCAACCCCAGGCGAGTTGTAGAGGTGCTCGCTGCTGCTGGCGCCACCCACTGATCTGTTGATGGCCGGCGGCCTGTATCCGCTGGTGATGATCACCGGCTTGCCACCAAAGGCAACGCGCACGCGCTCCAGAAACGCAGCCAGCTCGGCAGCGGTTGCGATCTGGTGCTGATGCGTAAACCGCCTAGCCTCCTCATTCAGCGCAAACTCACCAAGGGTGATATGCGGTGTGATGAGCGCAGAGAACGGGCTGGACGGGCTCAGCTTCGGCTGCTGTGAATTGCCAGCCCATAGCTGGCCCTCAGCCTCACGGCGGCGCTTCAGGCCCGCCTCAACGTTGGTGCCGGGGTTGCGGTAGAGCAGCAGCGCAGCAGGCACGGCTGACCAGTTCTTCCCGCGCAGCTCGCGGCTGATGGTTTCAAAGTTTGGCGCGTCAAAAAACCCGCTGCCCAGGTTGTAGGCGAACGAGATCAGCGCGCATTTCTGGTGATCGGCCATCGCCACCCAGAACGGCACAGTTGCGCGGAGTTTCTCAGCAATGCGGTCAATCTCTTGGCGAAGCAGCATGTCCGCCTCGATGGCGTTAATCGTGTCGCCTTTTGACACCCTGCGGCCGTCGCTGTAGCGGGTGGTGCCATAGCCGATCGTTGCTACGTCCCAACCGTGCAGCGGGTCGGGGTAGGCATCGAGGGAGCGGCCCTCAAATTTCTTGATGATCTTCAACGCCGCAGCTAGGTCGGACTGTTGCGCCGCTGGACTCCCCGCCGCACGCCACAGCTCAGTAAACGATTGGCGCTGCGCATCGGTCAGACCCTGATCCAGCGCTGAAAATGCCGCCAGCTGATGCGGCGTGATCTTGCCAGTTCTGGCAATGTGCTCAGCAGCGGCGCGAACGGTGGCGTAGGTCATCGGCGGCCACCGAGTAGCCCGCCAGTCTTGACCTCATCATCCTTGCGCAGTGCTGGATTCAGCGTGTTGTAGCCGACGTTAAACCCGCCACGGCCAGCAATGCCGACGCCCATCAACGGCAGGGCCGTGAAATAGCACCGGTCAACCTGATCAGCGCCACGGGCAGAGATCCGGCAATCGATCAGGTAGATCCCGCCGACAATGATTGCAGCAGAACACGCGCCAGAGACAGCCTGTGCGCCGCCGCCGATCGCTGAGATGATGGTGGTGAGTTTCATTGACGTTCGATCTCCCTAAGCCGTTCTTCGTGGTCTGTCAGCATCTGCTTGATGCCCTCAAGGATCGTGCTGGTGCGGGCCTCAAAGCGCCCGAGACCATTGGCGATCTTCCAAAGTGCAACAACGCCAGAGCCGGAAACGCCCAGCAGTGCAATGATTGTTGCCGGGTCCACTCCCTATGCCAGCGACTTACACCCTCAGTCTGCGGACCTGAGCTAAGCCGCTAGCGGCTCCCGCAGGTCAGCCACGGTTAGGCAATAGACGAGGGCTACAGTTCAGCGGAAAAAGCGCCAACAAATGAATAAATGCCGCTACCAGTACCTGTCGCTGTCTTAAAAAAAGAAATTTGACGCACATTGCTGACAGAGGCCACGGCTGGCACTGCTGTGTCAAAGTTGCCTACGGCGCCAACGCTGGAGAATGCAGCGGTTGGGACGCTTCGCATTTGAACGCTATAAAAAATTTGACCATACATCGCCACTCCAGATGCTGTTACACCACCAGTTTGGAATTGATGCTCTTGAAAGTACCTTTGGCACAGTGCCAACTCAGTCCCAATCGGCCGCTGCTCAAACGGTGTGGCGACAGTTCCTGGCTCAAGCTGTGCAAGTGAAAATGTGCCGCCGCTAAATCTCACCGTGGCATCAGCTCCCCCGGCCAGGGTGACGTTGCCGCCCTTGGCCACAGACGCACCGTTAATTGTTGCCGTAGCAGTGCCGGTCCAGTTCAGGGCGTAGGTGCCGCCAATGACGCTCAGCCCTTCAATCACTTGCTCAACACCACCAGCTGGTGCGGTGACGGTGCGGACATTAGCGCTATCTGTCCAGCTGATGGCCTGGCCTGATGTAACAACACGCCAGCGGTCTAGGGTGTATTGATTGGCAACTGTTGTAGCAGTACCTGATACATACCCCCGCTGATTGGTAATTGGGTTGGCGTTGATTAACAGGTTGCGATAGCCAGCGGCGGCCAGCGGTAGGTATGTGGCAGCAGCGCTGGCCGCTGCAGCATCCTTAGCATCCTTGACCGCCTTAGGCGTTGCGGCCCGCGTTTCGCTTGTGCTGCTAATGCCGCTATCGAGCTGGACAATCCCAGCTGCAGCGGTCGTTGCTGTGGGCTGCGTTCCGGCGAAGGTGATCGCCCCTGTCATCGTGCCACCCGCAAGGCTCAGCAGCCCGAGATTGGCATCAGCCAATGTGCCAATTGTCAGCCAGGCATTGTTCGCAGCATTTCTGAGCTTCAACAATCCCGTGGTTGTATCGGCCCAGAGCTGATAGGCAAAGGTTGGATTTGGCTGGTTGGGGCCGCTGTTCTGGCTGACGATCGCAGCTAGTGCGTTGTTGGCGTCGGCACGAAACGACGCGCCAGCGGCATTGGCCAGGATGTAGTCATGCTGTGCCATCAGACCTGCCTCCCGTAACCGATTGCGGTATAAGTGAACTGACGGCTCACTGCTGTCCCTGCACTGTTCCTAAAGACTACGGAGAACCCGCTACGGGTAACAGCGCTGATCTCGAAGTAATCGCCCGTCGCCATGCTCATCGCTGTAATCCCCATATTTGGCGGCTCATAAAACGCATCGGCAAACGTGGCCGCATAAGATCCAGCGCCGCTAGTGAGCGTTGCCGATTGCTCTACGCGCTGCTGCAGCTCCAGCACACAGCCCAGCTCACTGATCACAACATTCACCGCTGGATCATTAGTTGTTGCCCATGCCTTGAACTGGAAACCACGCCCGCGCACGATGCCGTTTGTCAGCTCGTTCCATTCGCCCCATGTCGGCGTTCCGGTTGGATCATCCGCCGTTGCCCGCACAAACACTAGGGCATTGGTGCCATCAAGGTTGCCTTCGTCAATCTCGGGCCAGCTGTCAATATCACTGGTCTTGTCGTCCCAGGTTTGGCCAGCTCGCAATGGACGAGCAATTAGCCGGCGGCGCATGTTCACATCAAACACGCCGCCCATATTCCAGGTGCTGCCAAATTCGTATTCACCTATGGGGTTGATGCCGCCATTACTATCAACCGAACCCAGGGCATCCCAGTCGCTGACATCATCAACCAATAGCCCGCCATCAATCACTAGGCCGTCATATTCAGCGCTGTAGAACATCCCGGTGACATTTCCTGAAAATGGCGGGGTCTCCTGATCCTCTGCGTATTCCTGCACCATCTCCCGTGGTTGCGGTGTTGGCAGATCAGTTACTACTAGTGCAGGGTTGACTGATCTGTTGCCGCTGTCATCTTCAAACTTGACTAGATAAGTTCCCTCAAGGATGGGGATTTGCTTTTGCGTCTGGCTGCCGGCGGCTGATGCAACGATCTCTTGCGACTCTTCCCAGATTGCGCCAACCAGTCGCGCATTATGCCTGATCAAAACTTTGCCGCCTAGGAGTACGTCTAACGCGGTGGCACGGTCCCAGCTGAGAACAGCGCTTAGCTCATCGCTTGGCATCAGGCTTAGTCCGGTTACATCCTCAGGCGGCGCGGTCTTGCCGAAGGTCTGCGTACTCAGCCGGGCTGGATCAACTGATGGCCGCAGGTTGGCGCCGATCGAATAAAGCTCAATCTCGTAAACCCCAGGCGGCACGGGTTGAATTTCGTAGTCTTCGCGTTCAATGGTTTCAACCGTCCAGTTGCCTGACTGCTGCCGCCAGCGGATGCGGTACTGCTGAACGCCCGTGACTGGTTGCCAGCTGATTAGCAGCTTGCTTTCGGCTCGCCCGCCAGCGTCATAAAGCAACTCCTGAGCGGTGAGATTATTTGGCGCGGGTGGGATGATGTTGAGATCGGTAATGTCTCGCGGCACCAGTGCAGTGCCCAGTTCGATGAAGTCGTATTTGCTGGGGTCGTACTCAAAGGCTGTGATCTTGTATTTGATGCCATCCTCTTCGGTAACCGCCAGCACCCGCCAAAGTGACGGCTGAATCGAGGTCGTCTCCACCAGCCAGACGCTGTTGACGTTTGCGGCCGCTGAGAATGGCGGCGACACCGTGACAGCATTGCCCGCCCGGCTGGTGATTGGCCTAGCCTCGACGGTGCCAGTGGGGAGTACCACCGACAGGATGCCGCCTGACGCGGGCAGTGCTGCAGCGTCGTCAACCGTAATCACACTGGACGTTGCAGCTGCAATGCGTCCGCCGCGTCTGCTGCCGGCCTTGAGCTGATCAGCGATCGGTATCACCATGCCAGGGCGCACTACAACGCCTGCATCAGGGCCAGCGGTGAACGTGACGGTCTCGCCGCCGGTGTAGACCAACCAGCGGCCTAGTCGGTGCGCCTGGCCCCTGCTGTTGGTTGCGAAGGCCCCTACCTCAGTCTTGAGGACGCCATATTTAGCAACTGATGCCGCATCTTCTACCACCTCATAAGCAATGTCGCGGGTTTCCATATCGAAGTAGGAAACCACCGCAACATTAAATCTGGTCTTGAGGCTGCTATTGCTGTAGGTAAATATCCCGCCTTCGACGTTGGAATTATTAAACTCAAACGCTGGATCAGATGGCTTATCCTGCGACACTGTGAGCGCGCCGACCGCCCAGTAAGGCATGGCGCGGAATACGCTGCACATGTCGTTGATTAGTTTGTATGCCTCTTCTGATGTTTGGATGTTGACGTTACAGCTAAACCGTGGCTCAAAGCCGCCGAAACCATCTGGTAGCAGCTGCGAGCAGTATTGAGAAGCTGAGAAAAATGCCCACTTGTCGAGGCTGGCCGGGTCGATTTGATCACCAAACCCGTAGCGCTTGGTAAGTAGATCCCATAGAATCCAGGCAGGATCTGAGCACCATTGAGCAGCGCCAAAGGTGCCATTCCATACGCCGCTGTAGATCAGCCGGCCAGTGGCTCGATCCACTGTTGCATTAGACGGGATGCGAATTTTGAGCGCGCGAATGTCGTAAGCACGTCGGGGGATGCTGCTGAATTGCTGCGCGTCAATACGCAATCCTGCCAATGCTGAGTTGGCATAGTTCATCTTGGCGTAAATGATTTCTGTATAACTTGACCAAGAGAACTCATTAGCTAGCCGTAGGTCTGTGCTGTCAGGCGTGATCCTGGTTAGGCGAATATCAA